ACACAACCGATCAAGCAGCTCTTCTCTACTAATTTTAAACGAGGTAGTAAAGGCATCAAGTATAGCCTCGATACGAGTATTTTCCTCCTTTTCGAAATCAGCTAGTAAACGACGGTAACGAGCAACATCAACAGTAACTTTTTCGTACTGTGTTTGGTAATCATCTTTGTCTAAATCGAGCTTTTTACGCGCATTAATCGCAGCAGATTGCGCTTGCCAATAGTAGCACGAAAAATCGAAGTCGCCGTTTATAATGCGCTCTTTCAACGGAGCACGCTTACCTAGTGGTGCACCAGGTTGAGCGTGAGTACGCCACCACATAAATTTATTGTAATTAAGTGGTTTGAGTTTTGATAATTCTTTGTTAACAACCTCTTCGGGTTGAGTAATAAATGAATCTAAAAAGCAATTAAAAGGCATCTTCGATTGTCCCTGGGTTATTCTTTAATGTGTCACGTAAGGTACGAAGAGAGGAGTGGTTAATCAACTCCTCTTCTTGCATCTTATTAACCCAGTTGGGTTTCGATTTCGGCTTTGCGTTCTGCCAACGCCTTGAATTCTGATACCACATCTACTTGTTTGGGGTTTTCAGGGTGATATTGATACAACTCGTCCATAACGTGAACAACAGTCATCAATTCGTCTAGCAATTTTACTCGTTCTTTTGGTTCCATAACTTTATTTTTTATTTGGGTAAATATATGAAAGCCCTTTCGGGCTTCCAAATTTTAAAAATAGCTTTTTGTATTCCCGTCTAAATAATCTCGTAATTTTTTCTTTCGCCAAGCTGAAATACCTGGGTTATTTAGAATTTTGTCTTCACTTAAAGGTGGAATGGAGGGTTCACCACTCATTTTAACTTCAATTTCTGGCTCTTGTAAATCTTCATCTTCCCATTCTTCATCTTCTAAACCATCCATTAAAGTTGAGTCCCAATCACTAAGGTCTTCTTTAGTGTAAATATCAGTTCCCTCGTTATCTTCTTTATCCTTATACATGTCATATCCTTCTTTAGAACGTAATTGAGCAAAAGCAAAATTAGCTGCAATCACAAGAGCAATTGCTAAAGGATCAAATACAAAGATAATAATTAAAAGAAGTACATTGATAATTTTATCCATTGATACTCCTGTTAGACCTGAAAGGTACTTAAGTGGACCTAATTCTCCTGCTAGTTCACTATTAGTTTTAACTTCTACTATTTCAGTTTCGTATTCAAATAATTTAGTATTTAATTCATCTACTTTACTATTCAAATCTGATTGACGAGAAATAGCTTGGTCTAATTGTTTTTCAAGTGATTTACGATTAGCTGAAGATGAGGTAGATAATATATTTCCATCTTTGTCTTTATAGGTTTGAATGTTACCTGCTAATCCTGATCTTAGGTTTGATACAGCAGCGTTAATACTTTCTTTTTCAGCATTATAAACTGCTAACTGTTCTTTAATATTGTCTCGTTTTACCTCTATTAGAGATACTTGGGCGTCAATATTACCTGCTTTGTTTGCTGTTTCTTGATAAGCAGCAGATAAGAAACCATAAATACCCATTGAGGTAATTAAAATAAGCACACCAGCCGCTATTGTTAAATAGGTTCGGAGTGCTTTATTTATTGAATCCCAATATTGGTAAAGTAGGGAAGCTATAACTAATTTAGCGATTTCTAATGAAGAGGCCATAATAATGACCTCAAGTGAAGCCCCAGCAAAGAGTTTGCTAAGGCCGCTAACTGAATAGAAAGCGGCCGAAGCAGACACTGACAGGGCGGAGAATGCTATTAAAAGCGGAAATATTTTATTCTTTAGGTTCTTCATCTCTAATACCTTTATGTTTATCTATCTTATCCAGTATCTGGTTTAGTAGACTTACCTGGATAAAACCAGCCATAGATGCATTTTTAAGTGCACTTATTAACTGAAATATCATAAAAGGTACAACAATTACTTCACTAAGCCAAGCTGTACCAGCAAAGCCTTGTTCAACCATTAATATAACTGTTAAGATGACTAACCAAGCAACTGTATTTCTTAATACATTTAATGCTTTGCGAGTCTGGAATCCTTCTCTTTTGGTTCCAGCAATCATACCAAATATACCATCTAGAAACATTACCCCCACTATGGCTAAATACTGATCTGAATTTGCCATAGTTAGTTCCATGAAATAGGAACACATGAAGGTGATACCCGCGGATAATGAAGTTATAGCCAATAGTGGGAGGTTAAGTTTCATAGAGGTTTTATTTTACGTATTCGTAGTACTTGTATGTTTTAGTTTTTCTATCTTCTAAACCATGAGTACCACCATTAATACGTTTTGTAAGAGCTAAAATAGCTGCATCGTTGATACCTTGGTCACAGATAGACCACAACTTATTTCTTTCAAAGAAGAACATAGCTGATTCAAAAGCATACTTAGTAGCAACTAAATCTGGGTTCTCTAAAACTTCGTTATTGTTTAAATACTTAGCAAAAGCTTCGTAGTTAGATTTACCAGTTAATTGTAGAGCACCTCTACCTCTGTATTTCCAACCATCACCTGAAGCTTCGTCTCCGTTACCCATTCTAGAAGCATAAACTACGTTAGCGATTTTTTCTGGGTTACGAGCGTAAGCGTTAGCGTCACGACCAGCGTTTTTAAAGTATTTAGGGAAAATTTTGTTTAAACCATCAGCTGAGTAATTTAAATTTTCGGAAAATGCTTTAAAACCACCTGTCTCGTGTGCGGTTTGAGCAAAGAAATGTGCTGCTCTAACAGGTGAAAATTTATAGAAAGCAGTAGCTGCTTTCATTGTACCAGGACCGAAAGCACCGTCTGCGGCTACTCCGGCTTTTTCTTGTAAACTTTTTAAGCTCATAATCCGTCTTCTTCTTGTTTATTACCTTTACCAAAAATCTTACCTGCTTCAGCGATACCGAAAGCACCTAAGGTAATGATTACGAACGAATTGAATACAGTATCTGAAATAACGAGTTCTTGGCCCATGATACCTGTAACGATGTCAGCAAGAGCTGCAATGCTCATTACTGAGAATGACATAAAACCAACGATTGTTTTTTCGTTGTAGTCATTTTTGTCTTTAAAAATGTCTGAAAATCCCATAATTTGAATTTAAAATGTTAATTAAGTACAACTATTGGGCAAAACGTTTATTATAAATATTAAATTGTTTTTAAAGCGTCCTCAAGAGAACGTTGTAAAGCTTTGGAGAACGCCTTTCTATTAAGCGGAACTTCATTATTTTCAACATCTAACAAAGCAGCAAATAATAAAGTTTTTCTTTTAGCGTCTCCCATATATTCTTTTCCGTCAATGGTTATTTTAACTTCTACAATATAATCTTTTCTTAACCACTGCATTCCTACTATATTAAGTTTCTGTTGTGGAGATTCAATTTTAGTAATCTCTACTGAGATATGATGCATTTGAGGATTAAAATCTTTATCATAAAGAATTTCTTCAACAGTTTCTTTTATACCAAATCGAACATCTCTATCTTCAATTGTTTGAATTGGGGTAGTATTGATAACTGTATCAACTTGGGCTGTAGCTAAAGTAGCTGCTAATAAAATTGAAAGCATATTAATTGTTGTATCCTGTTCTTACTAAATAAAAATTAGTGCTACCTTGGTTAGTTAATCCAGTTATAGTAACACTTTGTTGTCCGGTATACGTATTTTTTAAATTACTGTTAGATGCATTTATAACATTCCATTCTGCTACAGTAAATATTCTGTAATTAGGGATTCCAGGTTTCCATCCTCTACCTAATATTCTCATAAAAGTAAGGTAAATATCAGTTATAGATAAACTATTATCTCCGTTTACATCCATTCTATAATAATCTTTAGCTACAAAAGATTGAGATAATACTTTTTGATTAAAGGCTTGGGCATCACTATTTGCAGGAGCTCCTATGGTTAAACTACCTAAACGTAATTCAAAATCATATAAATTAGCGTCTCTAGAAGATGATAAATTATATCTACCATTAGCATCAGTTATATGATTACTTAAAAAAGTATAAGTAGGGTCTGATTTTAATTTACTATATAATTGAAAAGGAATATTAGGGATTCCTACCCCTTCAGCCCCATAGACATAACCATTATAAGCAAATGGATCTTGTGCTCCTGTAATTGTTGTTTTAAAATCAAATGTATTACCATAAGGATAATTACCACAAAGAGTAGGAGATGAAGAATACACCATTATAAAACGGGCA